TGGGTTATCCAATAGTGGATATTGAATTACAAGACGTAAACTTTTATGCTTGTTTTGAAGAGGCAGTTTACGAGTATTCGTACAATGTAAACCAATTCAACATTCAACAAAACCTATTGAGTATAATGGGTACTCCTACGAATAATAACTTGACTCATGAACACATATCTACAAACATGGGTGCTTTGATTCAACTTGCAACAGAGTATGGATCAGAAACATTTACGAACGGTAATGTGAATTTTTATTCCGCGTCTATTGATGTTGTAACTGACAGACAAAACTACAATCTTGATGCACTTATTCGTGATGTTCATAAACCGACTGGTTCGATTGAAATCAAACGAGTTCACCATTATGCTCCACCAGCATCTATTCGTTTCTATGATCCATACTTGGGTAATCAGGCGATGTTAGATACATTCGGATTTGGTGCATATTCAACAGGTGTTTCGTTCATGTTGATGCCTATGTATGCAGACTTACTTCGTATTCAGGCGATCGAGTTCAATGATTTGATGAGAAAGTCATCATATTCATTTGAACTCATAAACAATCAACTTCGTATATTCCCAAGACCTGTTAGGGATTTCAAACTGTGGATTGAGTATATTGTAAAGGAAGAACGTTCCAATCCACTGAAATACCAACCAATATCTGGTTCTAATGTGGCAGGACTTGTTTCTGATATGTCTAATGCTCCATATGATTTTATGGAGTATTCAAACATAAATTCGGTTGGGCGTAGTTGGATTTACAACTACGGGCTTGCACTTGCAAAAGAAATGTTGGGATATGTTCGTGGTAAGTATGGAAGTATTCCAATTCCAAACGGCGAAACAACGCTGAATGCATCAGACTTATTGAGTGCTGCTTCAACTGAAAAACAGGCTTTAGTTGAACAACTTAGAACTATGCTGGATACAATGACTCGTTCGAAGTTACTTGAAGCAAAACGACTTGAGGTGGAGGCACTCGGTGTTTCTCTGAATGCAACACCTTTGAAAATTTACATAGGATAAACTGATGCCATTATTTCATGGTCAAAGAGACGCCTCATTAGTACACAAACTAAACACGGAATTGATTGTAGATATAATCGATACTGAGGTGGCTTTATACAAGTTATCACTTCAACAAACAAAGACAAACATCTATGATGAATCGGATAAGAAGATCTATCATGTGCCTATAAAGATACCAGCACTAATCAACCGCCAGCCACAAACGTTTGAAGGTACTGAATTTGGACAAGACTACAATCAGGTGTCTGATTTTGGATTCATCCGTGAACTACTGAAAGAATATGAGACTTATGTTGAGGTTGGCGACGTTATAGAATACAATGGTGAATATTGGGAAGTAGATTCTATCCAAGAAAATCAATACTTCGGGGGTAAGAATCCAGACTATTCATTTGCAACAGAACGTTGGGGTCATAACGTTTCTATCATAGCTAATACACACTTGACAAGACGTTCACGTATCCATATTGAAGACGTTCGTTCTGCACCAAGAATCAGAGAAGACAATAACTTACCGGATAATATCTAATGCCAAAGAACTCTTCACCATATAGAAAACCACCACTGACAAGAACAATTGATTCTTTCATTGATGATCAGAACTTAGTTGAGAAACCACGAATTGATCTAGGTAAGTCGAGGCATACACAAATACGTAGGGATAAAGACCGTGTAAAAAGCATCGGTATAACGCTATACGATATTGATTTTGCTGTAAAGTCTTTCATAGAACAGACAATGCAATTGAGTGTTGAAGACAATAGTGAGAATGTACCTGTTCCAACGTTATATGCCAACTCTGAAAAGTGGGCATCTATACAAAGAAACGGTTATCTAAAAGACAAGAAGGGGAAAACCTTAGTTCCACTGATTACATTCAGACGGTCTAGTGTAAACATGAAAAGTGAACTTCGGAGGAACAAAGTTGCAACAACAAATCAACTCGGCTACATCATAAAGCCAAAGTATTCTGTGAACGCTCCCTATGATAAGTGGTCGGTCTTATACGGTAATAGGGATGTAGCCCCTCAGGAGTATTATATCACTCCCATACCGGATTATGTTGACATTACCTATGACTTTATAGCATGGACTGAATATCAAAATCAATTGAACTTTTTAGTTGAACAATTTGTATATTTCACCGGTCAATCCTTTGGTGAACGAAATTCGTTGAAGTTTGCAACAAACACGGAATCGTTCACAATGGAAGATAACAACACTACTGGACAAGACAGAGTTGTACGTGCTTCGTTTCAAATAACGGTTCATGGTTATCTACTTCCAAAGTCAGCTGGTATGGATATAACAACTAAACGTGTTGTTTCCATGAACAAGATTACGTTTGGACAAGAAGCTTACCGCGATATATCTGTGATAGACGGACAGACAGAAAATCTCAAAGCTAGACTTGATAATTTCGAAGATACTGCTATAAACCGTAGTCCGGATGTGTATCCTACGGAATTTGATTGATATTTATACAGACAACAGTTTCATTTATTCAGAAGAGGTTTTTATGGCAGAGAATGTAGAACAAGAATTTCAAACAGATGATATTCAATCGGTGAAGGATTTACAAGCGAGGTATGCTACCAACACGGCTCAAATTGGTCAAGTGGAGGTAGAACTTCATTTGCTGAAAAGACGATTAGTTCAGATTGAAGAGCTTAGAGTTAGTCTATTTACCACCTACGATGATTTACAGAAAGAAGAGAAAGAACTTGTTGAGAAACTGAACCAAAAATATGGTGATGGTGTTCTCGACTTAGATTCGGGTAGATTTATACCATCTACTCAATAAGTTTGAGTTTTTTGACTCATATTTATAGTAGAGATAATTACACAATTTTTTGGAGATAAATAGTGGCTAATGAAAGAATTGTAAGTCCTGGCGTGTTCACGATTGAAAAGGATCTTTCGTTCTTACCACAGGGAATTGCACAGATTGGTGCAGCACTTATCGGCCCAACAATGAAAGGGCCGGCATTTGTTCCTACGGTAGTTCAAGGATACAACGACTTCGTAACACAATTTGGTGGAACATATGAGCAATCATATCTTCCATATACTGCTAAGAGTTACCTAAACAACGCCGGTAGTGCAACTATCGTTCGTGTTCTAGGGTCTGGTGGATACTCGCTGAAGTATCCTCTTGCTGTTGTTGCAACGGGTTCATATGGTAAGAGATTGATTTCTTTCCTACACCCTACGTTCGTCGTAACTAATTCGGATACAGATTCGTTGTTTGATAAATCAACCGCGGCATCGAATGCGAGTGGTTCATTTGTTATCCGTGTTTCTGGTTCATTTACAACAGACACATCAGCATTTACAAACGCAATTGATGAGAACGGTACGGCATTTAGTGCTTCGATCGATCCTGAGTCTAGCGCTTTCATTGGTGACCTTTACGGATATAATCCGTATGGCACGAAGGCAGTTTATAACTACGTAAACTTCAAGTGGGCTGCTTCTGCTTCACTTGCTGCTGACCCAGCAACAACGATAATCCTAGAAAGTGGTTCTGCTGCTTCACCTTGGGATTTCACTAACGATTACCTCGAAGCTTCTACACCTTGGATTACATCGCAGAAGGTCGGTGGAACTACACAGGATCTATTCCGTTTACACACACTTTCTCACGGCATTCATGCCAACTATGAAGTGAAAGTCGGTATTGCTAATGTTCGTCCAGCTGGAACAATTGCTGGTTCCGAGTATGGTGATTTTGATGTTGTAGTTCGTTTTGTGGATCAATCGAAACTTCCACAAACTCCATTCACAACAGAAGACGATGATCTAAGACCAAACGTCGTAGAGCAATTCAAGTGTAACCTTGATCCAAACTCACCACGTTATATCGCTAGAGTTATTGGTGACCGTTACATCACAATTACAGATGAAGGTAAAGTTGTTGTAAACGGTGACTATGCTAACAAGTCAAAGTATATTCGTGTAGAAACAACTGAGGCAGTTGCCAACGGTGGTGTTTCACAAAACCTTGTACCTTTTGGATTCCGTGCTCCTAAGTCACCAATTCCATTGAGTGCAGATGGATCAGTTGGATTCACACAACCATCTGCTGCTACATATGTAACAGCACAGACAGTTGGTGGTGCTTACAATCGTCGTGTATACTTTGGATTCAGCTATGACTTTGCTACAACAGATAACTTCAATTATCTACGTCCACTTCCAGTGACTGCTTATCTAACAACGGGTTCTAACTCTGACTTCTACTTGGGTGATTATAATCAGGCAGCTGGTGCTAATTTCCCATCATCAGCAACTGGATACAGTTCTTCGATTGATCTTTCTGTAAACACAGCAATTGATACTCGTAAGTTCATGGTTCCATTCCAAGGTGGATTTGATGGTCATAAGCCAAATCTTCAGAAGAAAGTTGGTACACATATCGTTGCTGGTAACACGCAAGGATTTGACATTTCAACAACATCTGCTGACGGCTATACTTCATATAAGAAGGCAATCGACGCGGTATCTAATCCAGATGAATTTGACATCAACATGATTGCAACACCGGGTGTTGTCCACTCATTACACTCACCAATCACAACATACGCTAAGGATGTCTGTGAAGATCGTGGTGATGCTTTCTATGTAATGGATCTTGTAGGTCTAAATGACAACATCAATACCGCGGTATCAACAACAGAAGGATTTGATTCAAACTACGCTGGTACATACTATCCTTGGGTCAAGATTCTTGACTTTGATAGAAACAAGCCAATTTGGGTTCCACCATCAGTTGTTCTTCCAGGCGTTATCGCATTCAACGACCGTGTTGCTGCTGAATGGTTCGCTCCTGCTGGTTTGAACCGTGGTGGCCTAACAGAAGTTATTGAAGTGAAGACACGTCTGACACATGCTGAACGTGATACCCTTTATGAAGCACGTATCAACCCAATCGCAGTATTCCCATCAACGGGTGTATGTGTATGGGGTCAGAAGACACTTCAAGGTCGTCCATCTGCTCTTGACCGTATCAATGTTCGTCGTCTCTTGATTGCAGCTAAGAAGTTCATCGCATCTGCTACTCGTTACCTTGTGTTCGAACAAAACACAACACAAACGAGAACACGATTCCTGAACATTGTTACTCCATATCTTGAGTCAATCCAACAACGTCAAGGTTTGTTTGCCTTCCGTGTTATCATGGATGAATCAAACAACACACCAGATATTATCGATCGTAACATTCTTTATGGTCAGTTGTATCTACAACCTTCAAGAACTGCCGAATTCATTATTCTTGACTTCAACATCCAGAATACAGGTGCGGCGTTCCCAGGGGCGTAATGAAATAATCGGGGGAGTTGAAATACACTCCCCCAATTTTTATGAAAGGAATCAAATATGAAACTATCAACAAGAAAACAATTACTCGAAGAAGCTGAAAAGGTATTACGTAGGCTGAAAGAGATCGAAACACGCACAATAAATCACTCAGACTATCCTGGCAAAGTCAAGATTAAGATTTTTTCTAATATTGAATTTAAAAAATTACAGAAACAAATGAGTGATTTCTATGATATGTCCGAAAAGGCTAAATCAGAAATTGACGCCATGGTAGCCGCATTAGGGAAACTTGAAGAGGGTATAGAACTTAATAAGATGGATGATCCATTATACACCAATAGAAATGGTGTAGAGTATGAAGATGAACGCGAATATGTGACATCCCCTCAGATCAAGTCATTCATTGAGTCATTTATCAAAAAGAATAACTCATTGAAAAAAATTGAAACAATAGTGATGGAAATGACTAAGCTTTTGGGTAGTCTGTGATATATCGGGAGGAATCAAACATGAAACTATCAACAAGAAAACAATTACTTAAAGAAGCTGAAGAAGAGTTGGAAACTATCAAAAAAGAAAATAGACTCAATGAGTCTGAAACTAATTTTCTTATAGATAGACTCGAAAAAGATACCGGTAATTACAAAAAGTTCCAAAAACGGCATGCTGAGATGATAAACGTGGATATGAAGAAGATAAGTGTCCCAATTACAGCAAAGGTTCCTGTTGCTTTATACTATGACATCGAAGATGGTGAAGTTATGTACAATATATCAGAGGACACGGGGACAAATTATCCATTTCTTGAGAAAGAAGTAATGAAGTCGCCTCAGTTCAAAGCTGAAATGAAAAAGTATTCTGATATGTCAAAGCTTTTTATGAAGGATTGTAGGGCGTGGATAAAAGAAACTGCAAAGAAGTCCGGCATTTCTATCGGTATGTCTGAAGTTGAAGATATTATGTGGAATCTATTCTAATCTTTTTTCTGGCACCTATATCTATATCAATCGGAAATCAAACATGAAACTATCAACAAGAAAACAATTACTCGAAGAAGCAAATAAGACATTACGTGAAATAAAGAAGTCTAATCTTCGTGAAGCCAATGCTAATGTGAGTGGTATGATAACAACCATTGAGTCTTCTGCGAATGAAATAACCAATCTATTGAAAGGTCTAATGGAGCCGTTTGATAGATTAGTAGATGTAAGCAGACAGTTAGAAAAGATGAATAAGTCGAATCAAAAATGGCCGGCTTATAATGGAAAGGCAATTAAATCGGTAACACTTGGTTTAGTCGGTATGTCAAATGATCCTAGTGATAAAGGTTATTGGGCACTATTTACTAAGGCATCGGAAAAATCTGGAAAAACAAATTGGACAATACCATTTAATGGGACTAAACCATCAGGAATTAGACCCGTTTTATATCTACATACAGGCTCACAAAAACCACCGATTGCTAATTTGACTGGACGTAAAATTGCGGAATACTTGAATGATGTCAAGTAAGTTATTGGACAATGATTTTCTATCAATGTCTATATTTATATGAAAGAGATTTTACAATTTGGAGAAATAAATGGCTGAACTACTCGATCCTACCGAAATTTTCTTTACCCCGTATGAGCCGAAACTTGCGAATCGGTTTATTATGTACATCGAAGGCGTCCCTGCTTATCTCATCAAAGGTGCGGGTAGACCAAACATCAACTTCAACCCAATTACACTTGACCACATCAACGTCAAGCGTAAGGTGAAGGGTAAGGGTGAATGGCAGGACGTGACAATCAAGCTATATGACCCAATCGTACCATCGGCTGCTCAGGCAGTTATGGAATGGGTACGTTTGTCACACGAATCTGTAACAGGTCGTGATGGTTATTCTGACTTCTATAAGAAAGACATTACATTCAACGTCCTTGGTCCAGTTGGTGACAAGGTTGAAGAATGGACTTTGAAGG